ATCCCTGAATAGTCTCCTTTTGGTAAGTCACCAAATCTAAGATAAAAATCATTACCATCATATGACTCTAATAAATTTTTTATTAATAGATCAAATTTCATACCTCAACCTCCGATATATCATAATCATCTTCTTTTGTATTGTGAGTTAATATCTCATGTTTGATATTAACGTTTTTGTTTTCTTCAATATTTTGATTTTCAGTTTTAACTTCTGAAGAACTTCTAAATGCAAAATCAGCAACAGTCTGAACACCAAGATATGATGCAACAATAATGGCAAGAATATCCATCATTTTTGAATACATGGTTACATAACTCGTAATATGTGTTGTATGATCATGTGGAAAAAAGAATAAAATAAAAGCACTTGAATAGTAAACAAAAAAGAGCATCAATGCACTTGTAAAAACTATGAAAAACTTTTTGGAAGACAAATGATTAGTATCTTCCATTTCTTTTTCTAAACGAGCAGGAGTATTAGGTGGTGCTTTTCCATTTGAAAGGAAAGCAATTACCGAACCACCTATATCTTTAATACTCTGCCACATGCAGATACTTATCTCAGATCATAAATGGTAGAGACATTTTACCATAAGAAATGGCAACTCTTAAACCAATATAAGCACCAATCAATACCAATAAACCTAAAATTATGAAATTTCTAAACCAAATAGCAGAATCTTTCTTTGCAATTGTCTTTTGCGCATCATTGTATGAGTTTAAAAGATCAGATTGAATCTTATCGTTTATCTTTTGTTGTTTAATAACAGTATCTGTAAATTTGGTTTTTTCTGTAAGCTCATCTTGAAGTTGCTTTGCTATGTCTTTGTTCTTTAAGAGTTCTTTATATTCATCAGTATTTGAAACAACTACTTTGTTTCCTTTTAAACCCTCTGGTAAAATAACAACTCTATTACCATCAGAATTTTTAACTGGTAGTGTTTGATAAACACCCTTAATTTCAATTCTTTTCTCAGGTGGCGTTACCAATCGTGTAGTTTCGTTAGAATAGTACCATGCAAGGTCAATCCTTCCTTTATCCAGTGAATCGTTAACTCCATAAACTGCTTGTTTTAATGGTTCAGATTGCTTCTCAATAAACTTGGGAGTACAACTAGTTAAAAACAAACTTAAAATTAATAATTTCTTCATTTTTTACTCAGTTAAAAGAGTTCTACCATCAAAGTTATTACTTTCAGCATACATTGAAAGTATTTTAGATAGACTATCAGGACTTCCATTTGAGTTTGAATGTGCAAATTCAAGATTTTCAGCACATTTCTGTCTATTGTGTTCAGGAATTCTAGCAAGATCCATTGTTAATTTCCATTTTTCTACGAGAGTTTGCATATATAGAATTTATTTTTAAAAGAACCAAAGTCAAGTCGTACACAAAAATTTCCAACGAAAATCTTCCAATATATTATAATACTTTAAATATTTTAATACTTTAAGTACTTTAAATATTATAATATTAGAATTTATATATTTAATATTAAATAAAAGAAGGATTAAAAAGGACGACATCCTATTTTACCGCGAGGGTATATACTTGTCAAGGGGTTTAAACAATCTTTTTTTACTTTTTGTAAGAAATTCTTCATCTTCCCCTGTTGGAATAACACAAGGAAGACCAGAAAAAGACCCTTGTACATCTTGAAATAGCATTTCTGTACTTTTAGTTTCAATAAAATTTAACAAATTCTTCTTTAAAAGAGTTTTTGCAACTTTTATGACTGAATTTGGATCTTCAAAGTAATCTTTCCAAGAATTTAATGATTTTTCTTGATAAAAACAAATTATATTACATCTATTTTTACTAATTCTTTTGTTTATTTCATTTTTTGCTACTAAAATACAACTTTCAAAGTATTCTTTAATGACTTTCTTCTTACAAGTGACTTTTCCATCTCTTATAAGATTCCAATCAGAACAATAATCTATGCAATCTGCTGAAATTTCCTCTATATAGTCAAAAACATCAAAAAGTAAGATGTTTTCTTTAAGATAGTATAAAAAATACTGTTTATTGGTTCTCATTCCTCTTAGATATTATAACATCTAAGAGAATACTTTCAATAACTTCTTTTGGTAGAGCAGTATTTGCATATTTTACACTCTCCATTATATCGGAATATTGTTGCTTGAGTCTTTCTTTCAGTTCAAACGCAGTAATGTTCTGTTCTTTGGTCAAATCTGCATAGGAACGTGATTCTTGAAGCTTAAAAGTCTCCAGTAATGGTTCTCCACTATTTCCAATGATATCTGACAATCTTTTAAGAAAGCGATTTAAAGGGCTTTTAATTGAAGATTCTGTAAAATTGGTCACAGTTTCATACAAATATGTCAAAATTGTGGATTTTTCTACCTGTTCTTTAACAGATGCAAGAAATTCTGGTCCTCTAACGTGAATTTTTCCATATGGATTGAATGGACATCCAGTTCCAATTACTCTAGAACCACAGAAGATGCATTTACCGGGATTGTCAAAGTGAACATGGGTCTTTGTAGGACTATAAAGGCATGGTCTACCATAATATTTTGAATTACAATAAATGCAGTGGCTATCCATAATAAACTATTTACTGTTTTTATGGTATTTTTCCATTTCTAATTTAGGTGCATTACCAATTCTGCAATTTATTATTCCATTTAAATATTCTTCTTTAAATAAAACTTCATTATCAATTTGTTCTTTAATTTCATAATAAGCCAATGCCCATTTAGAATCACAAACCTTTAATATTTTAAATTCAAAGTTTTCTTTTCCGTATTTTTTTATTAATTCATTAAGTTCATTTGAAGAACTAGTATACGTTTTCCAATCAGATTCCTTTGAATCAATTCTATTTCTCTTTTTACCTTTTAATGGTTTTCTTTTAATTCTAGATTTACATTGTTTTTTACCGATGTATTTTTTACCAGTGGTTTTGCATTCAATTAAATAAACAAAACCAAAAGTTTCATCTGTTATTTCAACACCTTCTGATAATGTCCAATGACCTAAATCCATTAGAGAGTTTTAGCTGGAAGATTTCTTCTTATTACTTTTGGAAATCCCTTTTTAGGCTTTTTCTTTTTATTTTTAGAATCTTCAAATTTCATACCAGCAGTTGATAATGCAACTTTTACTGGATATTTATCATTATCATTAAAAATACCTACTTGTGCTCCAAGTGCTTGACCAACACTCCCAGCTACTGCATCTTCATTTAAAACATTTTTAATTAAAATTTGAAGTTTATTCATAATATGTTATTATATTACTTACCAGTTAATTTATGGATCTATTTGAAAAATATAATTTAGAAATAATTGAAGATACAAAAATCGATCAATTAAATTTATTAGAAAGACAGATGATGCAACCTGCTATTAGACATAAGTGGGTATCTAGATTAATTTCTCATAAAAGACAAAAGAACGATTTAGAAAAAAGAAAAAAAGAAATTAAAGAAGAAGTTCTTAAAAATTTAGAAAAAAATGGAATTCCAACTGGAATACCTAAAACTGCCTTGGCATCAAAAGTAGATTCTTCAGAATCAATTCAAAAGATAAATCAAGAAATTCAAGATGTTGATCTTTTAATTGATTATTTAGAAAGAGTAGAAAAGATATTTGCATCTATTACATACGATTTTACTTCTATTATTAATACCATAAAGATGGAAATGTCCTAATGATTAATCTTACTTTAACTTCTAATAAGAAAAGCGGTCAGATATCATCTGATCCTTCTACTATTGCTACAATTAGAGAACATTTCTCTATATCAAATCCAGCAAATAGAAGAAATGCAAGATTTGTTCAAGCAAGACTATATTGTATAACTCCATCTGGTAAATTTGAAATCGGTATGCTTAAGAATATTGTTTCATATCTCGAAACAAATCAAAAACAATATAAAATAGATAAAGAACTCAATGAAAAATTTAATGTAGGATTTAACGAACCAATTATTAAGAAATATGATCTCGAATATAGAGATCATCAAGGAAGTTCAATTAATGCTTTATTGAAGCAAGGTAGAGGAGTTGCAGTTATTGCTACTGGTGGTGGTAAAACTCTTATAATGTGTGGGTTAATTGAAAGTTTAAGGCTAAATATAAAAAAACCTAATGGAATAGCACTGGTATTAGTACCATCAATTCAATTGGTTGAACAAACAGCAAAAGATTTTGAAGATTATGGAATGGAAAAAGTTACGAAATGGTCTGGTGACAATATACCTGATCCACATGCCACAACTATCGTTGCTGGTACACAAATTCTTTTAAGCGAAAAGACAGATTTATCAATTTTAGATAATGTTGACATGTTACTAGTTGATGAAACTCATTCTAGTAAAAAAGGAAACCAAATTAATAAGATTATAGATAGAGTACAGACAAATTATAAATTTGGTTTCACTGGAACAATGCCTCCATCAATGATTGATCAGTGGAATATAATTGGAAAGATTGGTCCAATTGTTTTTCAGGAAAAAACTCAAGAGTTAAAGAAAAAGAATTATATATCAAACTTTAAAATTGTTGTTTTGGATATCATTCATAAGAATATTCCAAAATT